ATGCGGCCTTAGACATTTTAGCAGAGTTTACTACACAGAAATTAAAAGATTCAAAGAGCCCATTTAGTGTTAAGTGGCGCAGTAAAGGTACTAACTCAGAAGTAAAAATACTAGCAGAATATCTACAGCAATGGAACAAACTACAACAGTTTGATACACGTATTTTCCGTATTGTTCGTAATACATTTAAGTATGGCGACAGCTTTTTTATTCGTGATCCAGAGAATCAAAAATGGAACTATATTGATCCATCTAACCTAGTTAAAATTATTGTCAATGAATCAGAAGGCAAGAAACCTGAGCAGTATATTGTCAAAGACCTAGCACCTAACTTTGAAAGTCTAGTGGCTACTATGATCACTCCGCAAATCGGTCCACGCCAAGGCGCAGGAAGCGGATCCGGCGGTGGCCAATATGGCGGTGGCATGTCTGGTCCTGGTACAAAAGGTCCAACATCGGGGAATACTAATCGTTTTGGAATGAATCAAAAAGAAAATGCTATTAACGCAGAACACATGATTCATCTAAGCCTATCAGAAGGTTTAGATCAAAATTTTCCATTTGGTAACAGCTTATTAGAGAACGTTTTTAAAGTTTATAAACAGAAAGAATTGCTGGAAGATGCTATTCTTATCTATCGTATACAACGTGCCCCAGAACGCAGAGTATTCCATATCGACGTAGGAAATATGCCAAGTCATATGGCAATGGCATTCGTAGAACGTGTTAAAAATGAAATACATCAAAGACGTATTCCAAGTCAAAACGGTGGCGGTAACAATGTAATTGACAGTGCGTATAACCCACTTTCAATCAATGAAGACTACTTCTTCCCTAAAACAGCAGACGGCAAAGGTTCAGACGTCACAATGCTAGAAGGCGGTAAGAATATCGGCGAAATTGATGACTTGAAGTACTTTACTAACAAGTTATTCCGTGGTTTGCGTATCCCTAGTAGCTACTTGCCAACAGGACAAGATGACAGTCAAGCAACATTTAATGATGGCCGTGTTGGTACTGCTTACATTCAAGAACTACGTTTTAACAAGTACTGCGAACGCTTACAAAGTCTATTAACAGCAGTATTTGACGAAGAATTTAAACGTTTCATGCAGTCAAAAGGCATGAACATTGATCCAAATATTTTTGAATTAAACTTTAATCCTCCAATGAACTTTGCTAGTTCACGTCAAGCAACTATTGACGCAGAACGTATTAATACATTCAATACAATCCAAGCAGTTCCATTTGTAAGTAAGCGATTCGCTCTAAAACGTTTCTTAGGCTTAACAGACGAAGAAGTAGCAGAGAACGAACGTTTATGGTCAGATGAAAATGGCAAAGGCGAGCCTACAACTACTGATGCTGCCGGAGAATTACGTTCAGCAGGTCTAAGTGCTGCCGGTATTGAAGGCGACATGGGCGCGGCAGGCGACATGGAAGCACCAGAAGATGTAGCATCTGCCGCAGAAGGTGGCGCCGCACCTGGTAGTACTCCAGCACCAGGTGGAGCTCCAGCACCAACCGGCGCACCAGTAGCATAAATACTTTTATGATATTAAGAGAATTGTTTTACATTGATCCTGATACACGTCACGTGGCTAACGATTTGCGTTATGATGCAAAGCGTGATTCTTCGCAACTACACAGATCAGATACTCGTAAAACTAGACTAACTCTCAAACAAATTAATGAGCTACGCAAGAGCAGTGAAGCACACATATTAGAGCAAGAAAAAGAATTAGAATTTATTCATGCTATGTATGCAACACCACCGGCTCCACCACAATAATTTAAAAAACTGTCAAAACTGACCGTTTTTACCCTATTTCACCCCACTTTTATCTAAAAGGTGTAAATATCTTACAGCCTTGTATTAAACAATCACAGGAGAACTTAACATGACTGACCGCGCTCAATTTGAAGCAATGCTAGAAGCTTTGATCAACGAAGATCAAGAAACAGCAAAAGAAATATTCCACAACATCGTTGTTGGAAAATCACGTGAAATCTATCAAGAACTATTAGAATCAGACTTTAGCCAAGACCAAGGCAATCCTTATGCTAAACATAAGGAAGAAGAGGAAGAGGAAGAAGAGTCTGTAGGCGACGAAGAAGATAAGAAAGAAGAAAATCCTTTTGGCAAAGAAGAAGGCGAAGAGGAAGAAGAAGGTGAAGAGGAAGAAGAAGACGGTGATGACGGCGAAGAAGACGGCGAAGAAGGTGAAGACGACGGCGACTTTGGCGGTGAAGAAGAAGGTGGAGAGGACATTGAAGATCGCGTTATGGATCTAGAAGATGCTTTAGAAGACCTAAAAGCTGAATTTGAACAACTACTTCAAGGTGAAGAACACGAAGAAGAAAACGAGCCAGGAATCCACGGTGAAGGCGAGCCAATGCATGATTTAGACGCTGAAGTACACGGTGGCGAACATGACGAGTTAGACGACCTAATGGAATATGTTATTAAAGTAGCAGATCCAAAGCACGGTGATAACGGTACTAACACTAAGTCAACTATCGACAATATGAAGAATGACATGGGTGGTACAGTAAAGAATATCGCTCAGAATTTTTCAACAACAACTGGCGGTACAGAAGGTGGTTTAGCTAGTACAAAAACAAAACCACAAGACGCAGGTAATGTAAACGTTCCAGGTGCTAAGAATGCTACTAAGTTAAAAGCAGTTGCTCAAGGCCATGGTGCTGAAAAAGCAGGCAAGAAAGAAACAGCTGATAATAAAACTAGCACGATCAAAGGTCGTGTACGTTAATTAGGACATTACATTGAAAAATATGTTATACCTCCGAGAGAATCTCAGTTTCAACGAAGCAAAAATGATCGTTGAGTCTGATGACAAAGATGGGAAAAACTTATACATGTCCGGGATTTGTATCCAGGGCGGTATACGTAACGCTAACCAGCGTGTTTACCCTGTGAATGAGATTGGCAAGGCTGTCAAAACCCTAAACGATCAGATTCAGAACGGTTATTCAGTTCTCGGAGAAGTGGATCATCCAGATGATCTAAAAATTAATTTGGACCGTGTAAGTCACATGATAGTTAATATGTGGATGGACGGTCCAAATGGTTATGGGAAGTTGAAAATACTTCCTACCCCAATGGGACAACTGATTAAAACTATGTTAGAGTCAGGAGTAAAGTTGGGAGTAAGTAGTCGCGGATCCGGAAACGTCAAAGATGACGGATCCGGTGAAGTATCAGATTTTGAGATTATCACAGTAGATATGGTAGCTCAACCTAGTGCTCCAGGAGCATATCCTACACCAATTTATGAACACTTGATGAACAATCGAGGAGGACTAAATGCCTTGCGTATAGCGCAAGAGGTTAAAGGTGATCCTAAAGCACAGAAATATCTCAAAGAGAGTTTATTAGCAATAATAAACAAACTCCAATAATAAGGAGAATCACATGTTGGATGCACTAAAATCGTTATTTGAAAACAATGTGATTTCTGAGGAGATCAAAGAGTCAATTGAAGCCGCTTTTGAAGCTCGTATCAACGAAGCTAAGGAAACTGCTACTCAACAACTACGCGAAGAATTCGCACAAAAATACGAACACGACAAGAACACCATGATTGAAGCAGTAGATCGCATGATCTCTGAGCAATTAGCGGCTGAGATTGTTGAGTTTGCTGATGATCGTAATCAATTAGCTGAAATGAAAGTTAAGCTAGCACAACAAAAGCAACAAGTTGCTACTGTAATGAAGGAATTTGTTACACGTCAACTAGCTTCTGAAGTGAAAGAATTACACGAAGATCAAGTTGTAATGGCAAGCAAGTTTGGTAAATTGGAACAATTTGTAGTTGAGGCTCTAGCTCAAGAAATTACAGAGTTTACGCAAGACAAACGTGATCTCGCAGAAACTAAGGTTCGCCTAGTTCGCGAAGGTCGTGAAGAAATCAAGAAGGTAAAACAAGAGTTTGTACAACGTGCAGCTAAGATGGTCGAAGGTGTTGTAGAGTCAGGACTACGTTCTGAAATTACTTCATTGAAAGAAGACATTGAAGCCGCTCGTCGTCAAGACTTTGGACGTAAGTTATTCGAAGCTTTTGCTCAAGAATATCAGTCTAGCTACCTAAATGAAAAATCGGAAACAGCAAAATTACTCAAGGTCATAGACTTGAAAGATTTAGCAATGAAAGAGGCAGCGGAAGCTGTTGTCAAAGCTGAACAAATCCTAGAAAGTAAAGAATCTGAAATCCGTGCTCTTAAAGAGAGCCAAGAAAGAAAAGCTATCATAAGTGAATTACTTGCTCCGCTTAACGCAGAACAAAAATCAATTATGAGTGAGTTAATGGAGACTGTGAAAACAGACCGTCTAAACGAAAGTTTTGAAAAGTATTTGCCATCAGTATTGAACGGCAAAGCTCCGCAGAAGAAACAGGCACTAGTAGAGGCTAAAGAAGTAACAGGAAATAAAATTTCCAACACCCCAAATAGCAGTGAGACAGACAACAATATCATCGATATTCGTAAGCTCGCTGGACTAAAATTTTAAGG